AACTAGATGAGGTAATTATGACTAACAAATAACATATAGTCAATTGAGAAACAGGCGTATTTGAAAGACTTCGAAAAGCTTAGAGAATTTTTTAGCCTAGAAGGCTTTTAAACAAGCCGATGAAATCTTGAAGACTTTGAAGTCTTTGTAGTCTTTTAACAACAAAGGAGCTAAGGAGAAGTAAAAAACCTTAGAAGTGATACTGATGGGGATGTGAGAGACTTCAAAGTCACACAGGAATAGATATACTATAAGGGTATGCAGGAGACCTACCCACCCCGTGGTAGTATATATAGCCTGATCAAACATTATTCGAGACTTCGAGTGTCAACCAGTCTTTGCCGGCTCTTAAAGACGGGTATAAAAAAACCCTAAAGACTTCGTAGGTCTTTAAGGTCTAATAGATCTATATGCGCTAATTACCCATAGGTAATATGTAGGTTCACCGAGGGGGTGTTGTTACACCTATTATACAGTCAGATATGAACTTTGTCAAGTTTTTTTTCTATTATTTAAAATAGTTCTTGACAAATCTTAAATCTAGCCCTATAATAGTATAACTATAATGGCTTTATTATCTAAAGTTGATAACACACATTCTAAACGAGAGCTAACTGAAAGGCAACAGTCTTTCTTACAACACTTAGTAGATACCAATGGTGATGCTAAGAAAGCTGCAGAACTAGCAGGATACAAGAGTCACTACCATCATGTAGTCAAAGGTCTTAAATCTGAGATCTTAGAATTGACTCAGGAGATCTTGGCAAACTCTGCACCTAAAGCAGCTTTTAAGATCGTTGAAATTATGGAGTCTACAAGACCTGTGGTTCAAGCTAGTAATAAACTTACAGCAGCTCAGACCTTGTTAGATCGTGTAGGAGTAAGTAAAGTAGATAGGGTAGATGTCAATCACTCCGTAGGAGGTGGCATTTTTCTACTTCCAGATAAAGCTCCTCTTAAACATATAGTGGATAGCGATGCAGAGGATATTTCTGACTAAAGTAGTAGATGATGGTGAAGACTTATGTTTAGGTCCCGTTATTAAAGCACAGAATATAAATGAAGCTAGAGAAGTAGCTTTAGATAATGAACTAGTAATTATAGGTGAAGTACCTGAGTTACATTATAAACCAAAATATACTTCAATACACTAATGCCCTTAAAGAAAGGAAAAAGTAATAAGACAGTAAGTGCGAATATACGCATGTTAAAGAAAGAAGGTAAGCCACAGAAACAAGCAGTGGCTATTGCCCTATCTAAAGCGAGAAGAAGCAGTGGCAGAAAAAGATAGTAGACTAACAAGAGCTGGAGTATCCGGTTACAATAAACCTAAAAGGACTCCGAATCATCCTAAGAAGTCACACATTGTTGTTGCTAAGGTAGGGGATAAAGTAAAGACCATACGCTTTGGCGAGCAAGGTGCTAAGACAGCAGGTAAGCCTAAAGCAGGAGAGTCTGAAAGAATGACAGCTAAAAGAAAATCTTTTAAGGCTAGACATGCTAAGAACATTGCTAAAGGAAAGATGTCTGCAGCTTACTGGGCAGATAAAGTGAAATGGTAATTTATAAAAACTAATGGTAACTCCTGATGATTGTCTATTCTATTGCAGTGATTGTAAACAATATTTATCTTGGATGGAGTACTTAACTCATGCCTCATCTGGGGAATGTAAAGTTCAAAGCTCTTCACAAACAGAGGAGCAGACTGTCGATGAGAAGGAATCAGGGTAAGCCCGGGTTTATTACTAAAGAACAGTTTAACGATAATTGGGATAAGATCTTTGGTAAAAAAGAAGAAGACAAAGTCGACAGTTAATGAAGCCGGCAACTATACGAAGCCAGCCCTTAGAAAAACAATCTTTGAAAAAATCAAAGCAGGAACTAAGGGAGGAAAGGCTGGACAGTGGTCAGCGAGAAAAGCACAACTACTTGCAAAAGAATACAAAGCAAGTGGTGGAGGTTACCGATAGATGGCTTTGAAGAAATCCCAGAAGTCTTTAAAGGCTTGGACAAAACAAAAGTGGAGAACCAAGTCTGGAAAACCTTCTAGCAAAACAGGAGAGAGATATTTACCTGAGAAAGCTATTAAGGCATTAAGCCCTGCAGAATATGCAGCTACAACAAAAGCTAAACGAGAAGGAACTCGTAAAGGCAAACAGTTTGTAGCTCAACCAAAAGCAATAGCGAGGAAGGTTAAACAGTACAGGAAAGTATAATGATGCTTATTCCTGATGGATATATTAAAAGAACTTCTTCAACCATACCATTTGGCTATGAGGAAACAAACATAGAAGGATATCTTAAACCAAATCCTACTGAGCTAAATGTATTGGAAGAAGTTACTAAATCTGTTCTCAACGAAGAGATTAGTTTAGGTGTCGGTGTAGACTGGCTTGAAGCAGCAACAGGTAAGACAATGTCTAGAGCTGGTTTGTTAAAGCATGTAAAGAAAGTCTATGGAAGAAAACGATAAGCCTAAACTCAAAAGGGGTAGACCCAAGAACTCTGAACTTTCAGATATCAAGTTAGCCTTACAGGCTCAGAAGAATCTGAAAAAGAAAGAGGGAAAGATAAAGAAACTTCGTAGGGACTTGGTAAAGCTTGAGAAAGAAACTACAAATACTTCTAAAGCTTTACATACTTCAGTATTAACTGAATCAGATCTAAAATCTCTACCAGATCCGATTCAACAACATATAGAAAATACTGGAAGTCATTTGGCATTTATGCCTAACGAAGGTCCACAGATGGACTTTCTTGCTTCTCCTGAAAAGGATGTACTTTACGGAGGAGCAGCCGGTGGAGGTAAAAGCTTTGCTATGTTGATAGACCCATTGAGGTACTGTCACTTTAAAGAACACAGAGCTTTAATACTTCGTAGGAGTATGCCGGAACTTAGAGAGCTGATAGATAAGTCTAGGGAGTTATACCCTAAAGCCTTTCAGGGAGCTAAGTTCAAAGAGGTAGAGAAGATATGGTATTTTCCAAGTGGAGCTAAAGTAGAGTTTGGCTTCCTTGAAAGAGATGCTGATGTATATCGGTATCAAGGTCAAGCGTATAGCTGGATCGGGTTTGATGAGATTACTCATTTACCTACAGAGTTCTCTTGGAACTATTTAGCTTCAAGACTTAGAACTACTAATTCAGAGCTTGATACTTATTTAAGATGTACTGCAAACCCCGGAGGAGTTGGTGCAGGATGGGTTAAGAAAAGATATATTGACCCTTCAGATCCCAACACTTCTTTTGTAGGACATGACGGACTTACCAGAAGGTTTGTTCCAGCTAAGTTACAGGATAATCCTTTCTTAGCTAAAGATGGTGAGTATGAGAGAATGTTGTTATCTCTACCAGCAGTTCAAAGAAAACAACTGCTAGAAGGTAACTGGGATATCTCTGAAGGTGCAGCCTTCGCTGAGTTTGATCCAAACATTCATGTCATAACACCATTTGATATTCCTTCTTGGTGGGAACGAGTAAAAGGAATTGACTATGGGTATGCTTCAGAGAGCTGCTGTTTATGGGCAGCAATCGACCCCGATGACAAAACCATCATCGTATATAGAGAACTTTATCAAAAGGGTTTGACTGGGGAAGCATTGGCTGACAGAATAACTGAAATGGAAGCCTCTGAAGTAAAGTCTGTACAAGGTGTACTAGATACTGCAGCTTGGTCAAGAACAGGTTATACAGGACCTACGATTGGCGAGATACTACAGAGGAAAGGACACAAACTTAGAAGAGCTGACAAGAATCGTGTAGCAGGTAAAATACAGATTCATGAACATCTTCGACAACGCTTAGATACAGGTAGACCTAAGCTACAATTTTTTAGTAACTGTATAAATACAGTCAAAGAAATTCAAGGACTACCCTTATCTAAAACGAATACAGAAGATGTGGACACTCATGCTCAAGACCACGCATACGATGCGTTAAGGTATTTGATTATGAGTAGACCTAAGCTTGACCATCCTTATGATAGGATGTTAAAAATAAAGTCAGATAGTTACCAACCTACTGACTCTAAATTTGGATATTAAAGATGGCAGAAAACGATAATTCATTCTTAAACGCTAACAATATTTATGTAGATGTTGAAGGCGAGTCAGGTAAGAACTTAAAGCTAAAAGAAAATCAAAGACTTAATCTGGTTGGAATTATCAATAGTCGTTTTGCTAATGCTGAACAAGCAAGAGACTTAACAGAAAAAAGATGGATTACTTCTTACGAAAACTACAGAGGTCTTTATAGCAAATCTGTTAAGTTTAGAGAATCTGAAAAATCAAGAGTCTTTGTAAAGATTACAAAAACAAAAGTACTTGCTGCTTTTGGACAATTAGTTGATGTTATATTTGGTACAGGAAGTTTTCCTATAAGTATTTCAGAAACTAAGATACCTGAAGGTGAACTAGGTCAAGCTCACTTTGACATGAATAACATGATGCAGGGTATCGAAACCTCCGTGACTGAAGAGGTTCCAGATAACATAGGTAATCGTATTGAGGATGAATTTGTTAATCCTTATGAAATTGGTTACGAAGGTGATGGAAAAACTCTAAAGCCCGGAGCTACTTTTTACAAAGGTTTATTTCAGGAAACCATTGAAGACCAAGCAGAAGATGCTGGTATATTAGTTGAAGGATTTTCTCCAGACCCTTCAGTATTAGAAATCTCTCCAGCTCAAAAAGCTGCGAGAAGAATGGAGAAACTTATTCATGATCAAATTGAAGAATCAAATGGTTCTTCTGAGATTAGAAATGCTTTATTAGAATCATCTCTGTTAGGTACAGGCATTATCAAAGGTCCCTTTAACTTTAACAAAAAGTTACATAGATGGGATAAAAATGAAGAAGGAGAAAGATCTTACAATCCATTAGAGGTTAGAGTACCTCGTATTGAGTTTGTAAGTTGTTGGGATTTTTATCCTGACCCTCAAGGTACTAACATTGAAGAGTGTGAGTATGTGATTCATAGACACAAAATGAATCGTAGTCAGTTACGACAACTTCGTAACATGCCATACTTTAATAAAGATATGATTAGGTCTTGTCTACAGGATGGTCCTAACTATATTGAAAAAGATTTTGAACTTCGTTTAAAAGATGATGTTACTACTGAGATGGATGCGTATCAGTCTAACTTTGAAGTTCTTGAATACTGGGGTATTATGGATGCTGAGTATGCAAGAGAAGTTGGTATAGATCTTCCTGATAGTGTTGATGATCTAGACGAAGTACAAATAAATGCTTGGGTGTGTGGTGATAAACTTTTAAGAGCTGTTATAAATCCATTCACTCCTTATAGGATTCCATATCATTCTTTCCCTTATGAAAGAAACCCTTACAACTTCTTTGGTATAGGAGTTGCTGAGAACATGGAAGACTCACAACAAATTATGAATGGTCATGCTCGCATGGCTATTGATAACCTAGCACTTGCAGGATCTTTAGTATTTGATGTTGACGAATCAGCTTTGGTTGGTGGACAATCAATGGAAGTTTATCCGGGCAAGATATTTAGACGACAAGCAGGGATGCCCGGTCAAGCCATCTATGGTTTGAAGTTCCCTAACACTGCTCCTGAAAACATGATGATGTTTGATCGTTTCAGACAATTAGCTGACGAACAAACCGGTATACCTAGTTATTCTCATGGACAAACAGGTGTACAAAGCATGACACGAACAGCCTCCGGAATGTCAATGCTATTAGGAGCTGCAAGTCTAAATATCAAAACAGTGATAAAAAACTTGGATGACTTTTTACTAAAGCCACTAGGCGAATCTTACTTTCAATGGAACATGCAGTTCTTTGAAGGTGGTTTAGATATCGTAGGTGATTTAGAAGTTAAGGCAACTGGAACAAATAGTTTGATGCAGAAAGAAGTTAGGTCTCAAAGACTTACCATGTTCTTACAGACTGCACAGAACCCAACTATTGCTCCATTTGTTAAGATTTCTAAATTGGTTAGCGAACTTGCTTACAGCCTTGATCTTGACCCTGATGAGATTCTTAACGATCCAGAAGAAGCTGCTATGATGGCACAAATTATAGGACTACAAAATGCTAGACAAAACATTGGCGAAGAAGCTCAACCTCTTGGTGGGCAACCCCCAGCTATGGGAAGCCCTACAGGAACACCTACGCAACCTCAAAGCCTTGGACCTACAGGCACTGGTGGTGGCAACATCGGAATTGGAGGTGTACCGGTTGCAGGGGAGGATCAATTCTCTGGTACGCTTAGAGCAGTTGGACCAACAGATCAAGGAAGCAATCAATAGGAAAGAAGAATAATGGCTCAAGACATGCAAGAAAAACTTTTAGAAACTCTACCTCAAGAAAGTCGTTTAGATCAACAGATACCTGCTCCTCAAGTTAGTACAAGAGGAATGGGTAATAGAGATGTTCAAGTAGAGAACATGATGGCAGAAGAAAGAACAAAAGAAATCGTGGATGAAATAGAAAATAATCCTAGTGTATTTCAAAGGATGGCTAATTACTTTATATCTTTTTTTGAGCAAAGAGAGCCTAAAGCAGAAGGTGGTTCAATGTTAGGTGCTAAACCTAGACCAAGAGAATATAAAAATGTTCTATCAAATTTTCTTGAAAGAGGATTAAGTCCATCAGATTTAGCTTCCTTTAATAGATTTGCTGAAAGTTCTGGTTATAATAGAGGGCTATCAGAAAGAGACTTAATGACTAGAGATGTGGTTTTAAGTAATCCCGGAGGTCTTCCTAGATTAAACGATGATAAATATGAGTTAAGAGACCCTACAACTCAAGAAATACAAGATTTACAAACTCAAGATTTTTTATCTGATTCACTAGTAAGGTCTTTGGTTGATAGAAAAGGTAATGAAAATTTTCTTAGAAATGATAATGTTAAAGCTGAAACTAAATTATTACAACAAGTTTTAGATTGGGCAGGTTCTCATAATAAAGGATCTAGATTACCTAAAGCAGAAGGTGGTAAGTTCCCAGATCTTAATAAAGATGGAGAAGTAACCTATGCTGATATACTCAAAGGTCGTGGAGTTTATGCAGAAGGTGGAGATGTTGATGATCAGATGGGTGTGCTTATTGCTATACAGCCTTCTGAAGAAGAAATGAATGATGAGATGCTTCCAGACGGAGAAATGGAAGATGATTATATAGACTACATAATAAGTAATTCTCTTAATCCTGAAGAGGAAAATTATTTATTAAGTAAGTTAGAGCAAGACGATCAACTTAGCATGTTATTTGATAAGGTGATTGAAACTGCTTCTGAATTTTCTGGAACTGGACCTGTCGAGGGTCCGGGTTCAGGAATCTCCGATTCGATACCTGCAAGGTTATCTGATGGAGAATTTGTCTTTACTGCTAAGGCTACAGAACAAATCGGAGCTGATACTTTACAGCGTATGATGGAAGATGCTGAAGCTGAAGCTGATCAAAGACAACCTGCTTATAATGGTGGTGAAATGGAAGAGCAACCTTCTAAAGTAATCGAATCAACTGTTAGAGTAACTAAGCCTGTTAATAGAAATGTACCTGCTTTAGGTATAGCTCAAGAAGCTCAGTTACGAACAGATGAAGAGATTAAAAAGAATATGCTCAACCCCAACGTAAACTACATTAGAAGCTAATAGCGTAAAGCTACCCGAGCAATCGGCACTTTACAATTTTTAACCCGAAAGGCTACCTTTACAAGACAAGCCCTGACTAGACTAGCTATCTAGTATCAGCTACCTTGTTGATGAAGCCCTGAGTAGGAGATAGATATGACACAACTAGCAGAAGAAAAAGAGGGTAATCCTTATAACTTAAAAAAATCTTGGCATAATGTTAAGGAAAAATCTTTTCTAGACTCTGATAATGTTTACTATGACGAAGTTAAAGAAAACATAGAAGAGATAGAAGAACAGGAAGAACCTAAGAAGATTACTAAAAATAATAGTGATCAACCTTACAAGAAACCTGACTACAAGAAAAGATACGATGATCTTAAAACTCATTATGACAAAAAGCTTGAAGAATTTAAACAGAAGGAAGATGAACTTTTAAAACAGGTACAAGAACAAGCTCCTGAATATAAAGCTCCAAAAACTGCAGAAGAACTTGAAAAGTTCAAAAAGAGTTATCCGGATGTTTATGAAATCGTAGAAACTGTAGCTCATCTACAAAGTGAGCAGAAATCAAAAGTTCTAGAAGAACGATTAGCTGCCTTGCAAGAAAGAGAGCAAAAGTTAGTACGAGAAGACGCAGAGCAAAGATTAAAATCAAAGCATCCAGACTTTGATGATATTAGAAACAGTGATGATTTCCATGCGTGGGCTGAATCACAACCTAAGTCAATTAAAGATTGGATTTATAATAATGCTGAAGATCCTGATCTAGCTATTCGAGCTTTAGATTTATACAAAAAGGATAACAACATCGAACCTTCAAAAGCTAAGAAGTCATCATCTACACAACAGTCTAAGAAAACTGCTGCTGATATGGTCTCAACTAAAACAACTGCTGTTGAACCTAACCAGCAAAAGATTTGGACTGAAAAGGAAATCGCTGCCCTCTCTATGGATGAGTTTGACAAATACGAAGAAGAGATTAGTCAAGCCATGATTGAGGGTAGGATTAGAAGATAATTAACTAACCCAATAGGAGAAAAGTAAAATGGCTCAATATTTTGAACCGGCTACGGATACCGATGCCAACTTTGCTAACTCCGTAAGTGGACAAGCTAATAGTTTCTTCCTTCCCAGTGTTTACTCTAAAAAGGTTCTTAACTTCTTTAGAAAGGCATCTGTGGTTGAAGCTATTACTAACACCGACTACGCAGGTGAAATTTCTGCTTATGGAGATTCTGTAAAGATCATTAAAGAACCAGTAATCTCAGTGTATGACTACACTAGAGGTTCTGATACCACACAAACCAAGCTAACTGACCAAGAAGTAACTCTTGTCGTTGACAGTGCAAAAGCTTTCAAATTCATAGTTGATGATATTGAAACAAATATGTCTCATGTGAACTTCAAAGAAGTTGCTACTTCATCAGCAGCTTATGCACTTAGAGACTCTTTCGATGCAGCAATTCTTGTATCTATGTTCGCTGGAGTTGCTTCATCAAGCCCAGACCATGTACTTGGTGCTGACTCAGCTACTAAACTAGCTGCTGGCGTTTATGATGGTGCAGGTTCAATCGACTTAGGTGTTTCTGCTGAAACTGATCCTTTAGATGTTTTAGCTAGAATGGCTCGTCTTCTTGACGACCAAAACATTCCTGAAGAAGGTCGTTGGTTTGTTGCTGCTCCTGACTTTTATGAGCAGCTCTCACAATCAAGTTCTAAGTTATTATCAGTAGATTATAACGCAGGACAAGGATCAATCAGAAATGGTCTAGTATCTAGTGGTAAGCTTCGTGGCTTTAGCATGTACAAGAGCAATAACATTGCTGCTGTATCAAATGCTACAGGCAAATGCTTAGGTGGACATATTTCATCAACTGCAACTGCACAAACAATCATCTCAACTGAAGTTCTTCGTGATCCTTCATCTTTTGGTGACATTGTTCGTGGATTGCATGTTTATGGTGCTAAAGTTCTTAGAGACGAAGCACTTGTGTCTGCTTTCTACACAATTGACTAATAATGTCAAAACCGGGGGAGATCCTTTTGGGTCTCCTCCAAACCTAAAGGAGAAAATATGAAACATGGTATGAAAAAAAGAGAAGGCTATATGGGTGGTGGAATGTATAGCAAGATGAAAAGAAAAGGTTATATGTCTGGTGGTGTTGTTCATCATAAATCTCTGGGAGATATGGACAAGTCTTATAACACCATGAAGATAGAAGGCGAGAAGTAATGAGAGTTAAAGCTCCTTCTGGATATCATTGGATGCAGTCTGGAAGGACTTTTAAACTCATGAAGAATCCTTCAGGAGGATATAAACCACATAGAGGAGCAACACTCTATGCTAACTTTGAAGTTCAAAAGGTACATAAAAAATAATGGCTACGACATACCTTCAATTAACTAATGAAATTCTTAGAGAACTTAATGAGATTCCTTTAACTTCAGCAAACTTTGCAAGTGCTGTAGGACTACAACAATTTGTAAAGGATGCAGTTAATAAGTCTTTATTTGATATTGCAAATGAAGAACCTCAATTACCTTTCTTTTCTGCTGGCGCAAGTGGTACAACAGATCCTTTTTATGGAAATGTAACTGTAGCTAGTACAGCAGGAACTAGATGGTACTTATTAAAAGCAGGAAGTAGTGGAATAACTACTGATTATGCGTCAATAGATTGGGATGATTTTTATCTTACAACTATAAATGTATCAGGTGAATCAGCTCCTTATGTATCTAAAACTTTAAAATTTTTAACACATGAAGAATGGACTCGTTATTATAGAGATAATGAAAATGCTGATGACGCAGATACTCAAGCTTATGGTCAGCCTAAGTATGTTATTAAATCACCTGATCATAGGAAGTTTGGATTAAGTCCTATTCCTGATAAAGAATACAATGTACATTTTTATGCTTATGTAAGACCTACAGCACTATCAGCTTATGATGATGCTATGGTTTTACCTGATCAATATAAAAATGTTTTACTAGCTAAGACTAGATATTATGTCTGGCAGTTTAAAGAAAGCCCACAACAAGCAGCTTTTGCTTTAGAAGATTTTAATAAAGGTATGAAGAATATGAAATCTAATCTCATCAATCCTCAACCTAAATATATGTCAGACGATAGAACTTACTTTTAATGGCTAGATCACAACCATATACAGTTGCATGTGCTGGGGGATTAGTAAACTCAGCAAACTCTATAGACCTTTTAAGAACACCGGGAGTTGCTAGAGAACTTAGAAACTTTGAGGTAGATACAGGAGGTGGTTATCGTAGAATTAATGGCTTTACTAAATTAGGTGGAGCTAGTTCAACACAACCTACAGGAGGAGCAGCTAATATACGAGGAGTTATGCCTTATGGCGATGGCGTTATAGCTTGCGCAAGTAACGCTATTTATTTTAGCCTAGACGGAATAACTTGGATGCAAATAAATAAATTATCTGCTGGTGGTGGTGATAGTTATGCAACCTTTACAGCTAAATCAGCTTCTGTAAGAACAGGACAAGGTCAATGTACCTTTGCTAGGTTTCAGGCTTCTGGTGAAGATTATGGACAAATTTACATAGCTGATGAGTCTACCAAAGATATTTTTTCATTTAGAATGGAAGGTACTGGAGCTTTAAATACTAGGACATTCTTTACGAAAGAGATACAGCCTAATGGAGCTAATGCACCTGTAAAATATATTACAGATCATGACCATCACTTAATTACTGCTGGTATTGAAGGTAACGAAACAACAGTTTATTACAGTGTACATAACGACCCTGATAACTTTAGTGGAGTTGGCGCAGGAAGTATAAGTCTCTCAGATACAATTGTAGGTATTAGAGGATTCCGTTCAGACTTAATAGTCTTTTGTGAAAATAGTATTCACAAACTTATAAACATTGATGATAGTCAAACTATAGCC